CAACCTATGAATGTATATCAAAATCCCAAAAACTCATATAATTTTTTTGATACAAAAAAAGTTATATTATTTTATAGTAGTTCTGGTTCCTTAACTGAAAGCAATAGTATTTATACACAAACTACAAATGGAAGTGGTCAACCTAAGAGTGGATCATATGTTTCATGTTCGTATAGTACTAATGGGACTTTTAAATTTTCATTAGTAGAACCATTAAATATTGATAAAATGTCAGATGTATTTTTAGATAATATAACAATAACCAATACATCTTTCAACGCATCAAACAATATAGAGGATTATGGTGTGGCATTACAAATAAATGAATTACAACAAAATATCGTCAGTAATAATCAAAATATTAATAATAGAGAATTAATAGTTATAAATTCACAAAATGTCGCGTCAAGTGGTCACTCGAACTTCTATGAAAGCAAAAATAAAAAGTTCAATTATTTAGGTGTTTTGAAACCTGGTACATATAATGAAATGAATGGTGTTTTATGTAAGTTAAATGGGTCCGCAATGGCCAAGGACTCGAAAAATTTATGTTTTTCAATCGAATTAGTAATATCTAATAAAAATTAATTATTTATAGACATTTGTTTTAAATTTTCTAATTTATGTTTAATTTCTTTTATATCTTCATTTATATCATTAATTTTATCAAGGCGTTCATCTGTCCTTGAAATGAACACCTTCATTTCATTAATATATTTATAATTTTCGTCTACTTTTTTTTCTTGTGCGTATACTACATTGTTCAAAACATCTAATTTTTCAGAATGTTTACCCATTTGAAAAATTAATCCACCTATTGATAATACAGTTGCCGATATAGGAGCAATTGTATTAAAATTTAAACTCATAGTTTAAGTAATAATATATATTAGAAAATAATCATACTTTAATTATAGCTTCAAAAAAATTTATAAATTTAAATAATATAAATAATATTATATATGATTAAGAAATTTATTAAAAAAAATTATTTAATAATTATAATTGTTACATTAATTATTACATTAATTTTTTCCTCATATTATTACTATAAAAAACCAATTATAGTAAAACCATTATATTCTGATGATTCTGGATTTTATATTACGTTACAATATGAATTAAAAGAAGATTATGATTTGGGAGAAGATATGGGAAAATTATTTGGTAAACATTCTAGAACAACTTTATTAGATACAGGTTCTATGTGGATTGATATTGGTAGTGTTATGGGAAAGCATGATAAAAAAATATTTAAGAAGAGATTAGATAATTTAGAAAAAGTTGGTGCTCCAAATTTATTAGTAACTGATTTAAATTATGGAGGTGATGTTATTGAAGGTGATCGAGATAAAGATTGTGATGAACCAAATGATACTCCAGGAATGGTTGAAACTCACTTTTTACAAGGACAAGTTCATTTAGATAAATCATTTCAAATACAAAATTTAATTGGTTATAGTACTATTGATGATTCATGTAATCACCCTCAATGGTACAATGATATTCAAGAGGGTTCGACTACCATATTTGGATTGGATCAAAAAATAAGATTACCTATAAGTAATTATAAAACATATGATAAAGATAAATATAAAAATTGGAATTATGATGATTTAAATGCAATTTATAATATGATGTCACAATTACCAAGTGGTCAGAGAAATATAGAATTAGATGTACGTAATTTAACTTTTAAAATGGGATTACATAGATTACCATTTTTTAATTTTCCTCAATTTAGTTGTCAAGGTATTGGTGATAATTCTATGTTTTACTTTATAATGACTGATGGTAATAATGATTATAAAGTATTATTTGATACTGGAACAGCAGTAACATGGATAGAAAATCCAAGTATTAAGAAAGAAAATATTGGTAGATTAAGGGGGAAATCAACTGATATGAATCGCGTTTCTGGTTATTTAGATTTTAAAGTCATTTTAAGTCAAGGCGATCCGAGTGTGCATGCTCAAAAAATAAGTGATACACAAAAAAAGAAACAAGAATACATGGATAAAATGAAACAAACCAAAAAATTAAATTATCAAATGGGTCGTATAGATTTAATATTTGGACGTTCAGATATGTTAAATCACAAAATTTTTATAGATTATGAAAAAAATATTTTACAATTTTATTAATTAATTCAAAAAAAAAATCTATGCTATAGTATAAAATGAATTTTAAAGATTTTAAAGTTGAACACGCAATTATTGCAGTCCTAGTCCTTGCACTCTTATACTATGTATACACTCACCAAAGTTTATTAAGTGATTTAAGTCCATTGATGAAACATCCGAAAGTTAAAGAGATTGCATCTAATCATGGGTGGTTGGACAGTTGCCGTCACAAAGGCAGTGGGGAAAGCTGCATGCACGGTTTAGGGAACTGCGATGGCTTTGGCACGTGCGTCACGGGGTGACCTCTGGTCGGAAAATTAGAAGTAATATTAAAATCTACATCAACTATCCCCATTCAATGCCATATTATATGCATTTATATGTCTTTTATTTATTTTATCTGTTGGAGTGTAAATTAATTTTACAATCTCACGTTTTCCTTTATTCACTGGATTAACTCCATGTAAATACCCGTTTGCTCTAACTATCATTAATGAATTTGGTTTTGTCCATACTTTATGGTGAAACCCCAATGATCTATATAATCAGTTGTGCTATCTGAATCATTTGATAAAGTATAAACACATTCATATTGGGGTATTTCATATAATAATATATCTGAATGCCATGTCATAATTTCACACTTTAATTATGTCTTCGCAACAATCTATTATTTTTTCACAATTAATATTATTGTAGTCTTCATTTTTTAAAGAATTTTGTAATTCTTTACAATATTTTATAGTAGTTTTGCATATATGAAACAATAGTTGTTTCTTTTCACCAGGATATGAACATAATTTAACAATAGTCATTAAACAATGCGAATATTTATCTAAAAGTTCATATTGATCTATTTCAGGTTTATGCATCAATTCTAAAACTTTATTTATTGAATTAATAGATATCATACTTAATTTATTATAAAGTAATTTATTTTCTTCATTATTCATTTATAATAAATTATATTTTAAAACAATTATAAATACTTATTATATGTTCCTTTTATTAGATTTTTAGAATGAGATAAATAATATTTAACTGCTGATATTTTATAATCACTACTTTTATGTGTAGGCATTATAATATTAAAAACTATTTTAATTGATATGACAAATCATTATGATTTAAATTAAAATTTTTTACGGTGTTGTCTTTAAAATGAAAATTATCATTAACATTCCCAATTTTAAAATAATTTTCACCATATCTTTCTTTTAATGATTCGTGATTATTAAATGGAGCATACATGTATGTATACCCAAATATTTGTTTCACTACATTATTATATTCATCTACACTACAAAACGTCTTTGCCACGCCTGCGTAAAAGTTTTTATTATTTTTAATTAATTTAAAACAATCTATTGGACCAAAATGACAATGCGTTTTTTTGATTCGACATACTGTATGTTTAAGTCCATTTTTTTCAATTTCATCTTTTATTTTAAATAGTTTTTCCCATTCTTTTTCCACAAATCCTATATCTATATCATTATCCCAAGGAATAATTCCACCGTGTCTAGTTAAACCCAATGATGTTCCAGCAACTGCAACATATTTAATATTATTTTTTTCTAATATTTTATTTAATTTACTCATTTCATCATAATGTGTGGTTGAATGCCTCATCTTAGGAATTATATGTTTGTATTTACTATAATTTTCACTTTTTTCGTAATAAGCCGATTTACGTTTTTGACAAATAAATCTAATAAGTAACGGATTATTTGTTTCAGTATTATTATTAGGCGAAAAATAACCTTCTTCACAGTATAGTACATCGCAATCATTATTAGATGCTAAATCTTTTAGCATATCAATGCTATATAACCATCTTTTATGTATATTTGTAAATGATTTATCAGTTTCATTATATACGCTATTTTTTTTTAATTCATTATCATTTATTGAAGGCAATTCAATAGTTATTAAACCACCAGGTTTCAAATTATGTATAGAATTTATAAAAATATCATTAGATATATTATAAGGTAACGCGTGTAAAAACCATCTCATATAAATTATGTCAAATAGCATGCATAATTCATAATTTTTTAATACATCTAATACATCTTTTTTTATTAATTTACAATTAATATTTTCTTTATCTAAAACTCCATTGATATCAATACCATAACATAAGTTTTTTTTACTATTAAAAAAATTTGTATCACGACTATTACCACAACCTAAATCTGCTATTTTTAAATATACATTATCATTATTATATTTTTCAATATAAGTTTTATATACAAAATTAGAAAAACTACTTGGTTCTAAAATATCGTGATTAGTAGTTTTATAATTATTATCCCAGAAAAGTTTATTTTGATTGTTCATATTATATTATATAGTTAGATTTTTTTTCATTTATAAACAAATGGATTTAATAGTTAAAATAATAAAATGGACAATATAGAAAAGTCGGCGTTTTAAATGTTCAAAGGTGTAAAACAATTATAAATACTTATTATATGATTCTTAATTATAGAATTTGATTTTCTATCTATATAAATTTGATTTAAAAATAATATAATATATATATAAATAATGTTAATTCCTGTTAGATGTTTCACATGTGGGAAATGTATTTCAGATAAATGGATACCTTTCATAGAAAATGTAAATGATAAAAAAAATAAAGATACATCTACAAATATTAAAGACTTAGATATTGAATATATTAATTTAGATGAACCTAATAAATCGATTGAAGGACATGTCATGGACGAATTAGGTTTAGATAGATATTGTTGCAGGAGAATGATTCTTGGAAATGTACATTTAATAACAAATATTTAATATATTTTATTTATATATGAATAAAGATAATTTAACAGAATATGGTTCAGTTAATTCAGATACTAGACCTGAGTTAATGAAATCATCCGATTTTGCTTCATTCACGCCCGATGACGGCTATAATGATAATGATTTAGCAAACACCACGACAACAACAGTTAATAAAAATAAATTTATGAATATGAATTTAAGTCAAATTTTTGATAAAATTATTAATATATTACCAAATACTTATAATGATTTTTATCAAAAACAATTAGAAGTAAAATTAAAAAATAATTCTGATATGGATATTTCAAATAATGATATGTTTAAAGAAACTATTATAAAATTTTTATTTGAAAATGAAAATATTATTTATTTAGGGATATTATTACTAATTATTACACTTTTTTTATATATAATCAGTTAATATATTATGTATAATGAATTAATAATATTTTTTCTAATAATTATATTTATAATTTTAATTAATTATGATATAAAAATTACAATTATATTTTGTATCATTTTATATTTATTTCATCAATATTCAAAATTTATATTAAATGATAAAATTGACCCATTTTATTACAATGAAAGGGTAGATATTATATTAAATGATCTAAAACAATATAAAAATTATGATATACAATCTTATAAATTAGGATTAAAATATTATAATTATTTCATAAAGAATATAAAATTATTGAAAAATATAAATGATTATATAAAATTTATATCATTATTGGAAAATAGTAAAATATATTTAGAAACTTCATTACGACATCTGGAAACATTATTATTTTCTATTAATATTAATGATAATACTCATATAAATAATTATAATATAATAATAAATAGTTTAAAAGATACTTCATACGATATCATAAATCAAACCGAACAATATTATGATAAAATAGAAAAACAATATAAAATGAACAAAGGTGAAAATTATAACCTTTTCATAAATAATGATCCATTAATAAATAGATTTTTAAATTATATTAAACCTGATATATATAATAAAATAACTGTGAATGATAATTTATTTAATAGAAAATATATTAGTTAAAATGATATATTAATAATATAATTAATATTATGGAAAAATATTGTTTAAATATAAATACAGATTCATTAGAAAATAAATATTATTTCATAAATAATTATAATTATAATTATAATTTTTTAAGGGAGATAAATTTTAATGGAGAAACTACCTATTATAAAATATTAAATAATATAGAAGAATTTAAATTAAAAAATTTTTATAATTACATATATAATAAAATAAATAATTTAAATATTAATGATAAATTATATAAAATAAATATTGACGAAATTATTACTTATGATAAATTAAATAATTTACTATATAACTATATTAAATGTGATATATTAAAAGGAATCATTATAATGAATAGTATTCAATTATATTATCACCCGGAAAAATATTCTACAAATTTATTTTAAGCTTTTGGGATATATTATTATTATTTTCTAATTTTTTTTTTCTATATAATTTTAATCCGTTTGAGATATTATTATTATTATATTTATATTTATTTATATTATAATTCAACGGTATTATTATAGGCATTTTTAAATCATAATTATCATTATCATTATTTCTATATTCATTAATCGTCATGTCTCCGCCGAATATATCTAATAATAATTTATTAGGTGATACTTTAACTTTATTAATTGAATTATTTATTTTATTATTATATAAGTTGATTAGTGGAAATAATTCATATATATTATCACCATAATTATCCAATACATATCTCGAAATACATCCTATTGAACAAAAATCACCTATGGTATGGAATACATTATTATCATAGTTAATAGGTATACCTAATACAACTTTATGAAAATTATGACAACAATTCCAACATAATTTACTACATCTATTTGATAATGTTTTATCATCTTTATCATTTATCACTAAATTTAGTGAATTATTTTCATCAATTTTATCATTATTTAATTTAATAATTAAATCATTAATATTTACATTATCATCAGCAAATACTGGATTTTCTTTATATACTATTTTTTTATTTGGTTTACGGCCTCGTTTTTTTGGGGCTTCTTTCGGTAATGGAATATTATTGGTTTTACCAACTTTTCTCCCTCTTTTTTTAGGAATATTATCCATTTAATATATTAAATATTTTGATTTTAAATATATTTATATATTTTGATTTTAAATATATTTATATTATTGTATTATTGGATGGATCAGGTGGAGGAGAAGATAGTGTATTTGATGCTATTTTATCTGTTTTGGTTTTAGGTTCAGGTATGGGAATATCAACTGGAAGTGATTGTGGTTTCATTGGGGGTGTATGTGCATAAGGTTTACTATTGACATTTAAATAATCATCTGATACGAAACTAAAAATTTTTCTTACTACCAAATAATAAAATAATATGCTCATATTTATAAAAATGAATGTTTTTATAAATGTTTCACTAAATAATGACAATGCACTATTATTCATATAAAACATAATTTGAGTAACTAACTGTATAGTCGACATTCTTAATATATCATATATCATATCAATGACATTCGGTTCTAAATCCAACTTAAATTTATAAAAAGTAGATTCCATTATATTATATTATATAAAATAAAAATAAGTTTAAAATCAAACATTTAAATTAACATTAATATATATAATATGCCAGGAATATTAAAATTTGAGTCTAATTTATCTATTATTCTTATTATTATTATTATAGTATTAGTTAGTATATATTTTTATTTGGATTTAAGAAAAAATAAATTAATCGTTGAAAATTTAGAGAAAAAAACAGATATTATTGTAAAAGAAATTGATAATGTTCATCTTCAAATGCATAAGTTTTTCAACAAGATGCCTGAAAATATATTATCTTTAAATGAATCATCTGTTTCAAAAACTGAGAAGACTTCTATTAAACCTAATATACCCAACACACCTGTAAATCCCATATCAGAACAACCTGATAAAAAACCAAAACCGGACGATAATAAACAAAGTCAGGGACTATCAACTAAATCTCAAAATTCTAATGATGTTGCTGAAATTTCTGAATATGAATTTAATTCTTTAAAAAAACAAACATCTAATAATATTTTTGGTATGATTGATGAAATTGTGAATGATGATAACAATAGTATATTAGATGGATCTAATAAAGGATTGCCTGCGACGACACGTGTCATAGATTCAACCCATATTGACGATGAAGTAGACGATGAAGTAGACGATGAAGTAGACGATGAAGTAGACGATGACAGCATAGGTGAAATAAATATAGATGATATATCTGACGGTGACGATATAGATGATGAAAAATCGGACAAATTAAAAGAATATTTAAATATGTCGGTTAAAGATTTAAAGCAAAAATGTATTGAAATGAACTTAAAACATTCTGGGAATAAATCAACATTAGCTAAAAGAATTGTGCAAAATTTATAATAATTTTATATATTAAATAATATAATGCCTTGGAAAGATAATAATTCTATATCATCATTAAATAAAATGTTACCTTCGGGGTACTTTGAATCCGGTATGAATTTTTTATATAATTTTTATAATAATAATAATAATAGTGGTTCTACAAATTCTGGTTGTATATCAGCATCATTAACTTCTATTCCAAATAATTATATTTTATATATACATGATTATGATTTATATGGGAAAAATAATGCCTCGTTCTTAAATAATATACAGGATAATATAGAACATATATATATTTCTTCAAATAATATTGATGGATTATTATTTAATGCTTCGTTTTCAAGTGCTAGTAGCCAAACATCTATATTTAGTGCTAGTTTGGTAAGTGGTGATATATCACATGTATCAGGAGAATCTATTATAGAATATACATTAACGAGAGGTATACAAGGAACAACAGGTACACAAGGAACAAACGGGTCGGGAGAACAAGGAACACAAGGAACACAAGGAACACAAGGAACACAAGGAACACAAGGAACACTAGGAACAACAGGAACAACAGGTACACAAGGAACACAAGGAACACAAGGAACACAAGGAACAACAGGAACAACAGGTACACAAGGAACACAAGGAACACAAGGAACAATAGGACCACAAGG